ACTGCATTTAGATATATGTTAGCGTATAAAATATCATTGCCGCGTTTGAGATGTTTGATAGATCCTTCGCTGATGATCTTTACATCGCCCACAAGAATTCCATCTGCTACCTTTACAGGAAGAATTGGATTTTTCTTGATTGCAGAGCGCAGTGTCTGCTCTAAGCGTTTGGATAAATCAGCCATAAAAAAAGGACCTATGGCCCTTATTTAGATATTATTTTGATACTATCCCAACAACTTGGTTATTGCTGAAACATGTCCTGATGCAAAACCAATTACTGCTATTGCTCCGGCGATCATGTATGTCCATTTGGTTTTGAATTTTTCTAATTCACCGATCTTGCCAGCTAATTCATTGTGCTGTCTGCATGATTCTTCATGCATTTCTTTGAGTGTAGATTTAAGCTCGTCACCTGTGCGGTCTAAGCAGTCGTGCATTTCTTTCACGTCTACTTTGATTTCATCTAATTTTTCGTCTAGGTTAGTGACCTGTACTTCGACCACACTAATACGTTCTGCTACTGTTGGCATCTAGCCATCTCCATTAAAAGTTTAAGTCAAGTGCTCGCTCAGAGCCATGTGCCTAACAAATGTATGCCTAGTTGTGTTTGCCTTTGTAATATATATTTATCCAATTTCGCTCAATTCGTATATCCAGGTATTGGTGTTTTCACCTCTGGTTGAGAATATCGGCGGATAAATGTCTACTGAATTATTTAGTTGATCTATGATAGGAACACCGTGGAGATCATCAACTAACAGTCCTACAGGATTCAAATCATCTTTGTAGAAGAGTAGATCTCGTTCTGTGTCAAATTCCCAAGTCCAGTGGTTAGCTTTGCCCATTCTTGGGTGTGGTAGTCTACCATCTTTCATTTCTGGATTCTGTTCCCAAGTAACGTTGGCTCTGAGACCAATGGCCTGTAGTAGACTGTTAAAATTTGCCTGTTGACCTAATTTTGTTTTGTCTGTTTCAGATCTGCTGGGATTCGATCTTGTGATGTCTACCAGAGTAATTATTTGATATCGTGCCATGATAGTATTTACACAGATAAAAAAAGAGCGGAAATAAATTCCGCCCTTTTCTTTAGTTTGATAAAACTAAACTTATGCTACTTGTAAACCAGCGAAGTCAGCAATAACTGACATGGTTACACCAGTAACGCCACGGTAGTCAGCACCTGCTGTTAGAACGCCTGTACCTTGTACTGCAACTTGCACAGCATCAGTTACACCAGTTGTGAATACTCCTGATTCTGTTAGTACACTAATACCTACTACTGTAACTGCATCGTCAGTACCTGCTGTACCACCTGCTTGTAACAAACGAATAACATTGTTTAGTTCTGTCTGTGTCATATTTGACTTTGCAAGACCTAAAATACGTGTTTTTCCAGCAATACCGTTACCGGCTTTTGCTACGTTAAAGTTAACACCAAATGTTGTTGAACCAACTGTTGAACTTGTTAAATCTGCCATGATATTTTCTCCTTAATCAATGATCCCGCTCCGGGACCGGCATAGTATTTATATTTTGGAAGAAAAATCAGGTGTTTTGAGCGTTAATCAGCTCTGAATGGTGTCCAACGATCCCTAGGAACCAGTTTCACAGAGTCCTTGCCCTTAACGTAACCTTCACCGCCGGGTTTTCCACCTGTGGTAGCTGTGATATCGCCACCAGCTTGATCAAGTTCGCGAATTACCTCGTTTTTGGCTTTCATCAGTTCTCTGACTATAAAGAACAAACTGTCCATGGCTCCTGGAATGCTGTTAGCTAGTGCAGCTATTTTTTGCTGTTTGGGTCCGGATACCTTGCTGGTTGACAGCCATGTAAAGAATACATCATGATCCAGCATGTCCAGTTTCTTTTCTTTGGCCTGTGCATTCACAAAGGTGTAGATAATGTTCTGTAGATCGCTGAGTCCTGCTTGTGGAGTTAATAGTTGTGTGATCTTTTGTTGACTCTTGTTGACTTCTTTTTCGATCACTGATAGATTGTCAGCATTTACCGCAGGCTTATGATTTACATAAGTTTGCCCGAATACCATCAGTTCTGGGTTGGCTGCAAATATCTTTGGATCTGTGAATGGTTCTCCGCTCTTGTCGCCGAAATAACTGTACTGTTGATGTGCCGCCACAGCCACTTTAGCACCAGCTATTCTGCGACCAACTTCTGAGTTGCCTTTAACTGCGTATGTGGTTTGATTGGGAGTAAAGCTCATTCTACCATCGGCACCTTCATAGGGTTTGCCTGGATGGAACAGTATGTCGCCATAGACATAACCACGGAAATCTTTAGGAGTAGCCTTTTCAAATACGGGCCATAGTGCTGCCATATCTCCTGCGAACTTAGCACGCCATTCTTCACCTTTGCCACGACTATTGATAAACTGTTGTAGATCTTCTGGGCTAGATGATTTGCCTTCTTCACGACCCCAGTTGTTCTTGCCCACTAATCGGAATGTGCCATCTTCATCACGACCCCAATACACTGTGGGATTACCGTCCCATTTGATAGCAACATCTTGTGCATCTTGTGCGAGATTTTTAAGTATCTCAACAGCACGTTTGCCACCGTTGGGTTCTGTGAATACTAGATCTTCAAGATGATTGAACTCACGACCTACTTTCTTGGGAGCAGCATCCTCGTTGGTTTTCTTTTTGCGTCCAGCACAGTGTGCTTTCTGGCTGAACCCTTTGGGATTAGAACAGTTGATACTGCGCTTGTATTTGGCTGACCATTTCTCTGTTAGAAATTCAAAGGCTCTCATTTTACCACTTCAATCATTTTACGGAACCAAGCACCTGTGCCCGGAGTGAAGCTTTCTACTTTGCCTGCTTCGGGAAGTTTAACTCCTTCGCGACTCAGTGTTTCTCTAGCATCTGCTACTAATTCTTCGTAGTTAGGTAATTTGATAACGTAATCGATAATGGCTTCTGGATCTTGTAGATCCTTGACTGTGGCTGTTTGGCCTAGCAATTTTTTAGCGATTTCGTTACCGTCCTTGCTGACTAGTTCTTTGCCATCGCTGCTCATTAATCCGTTGTTAGCACTCCACTTCATTCCTCTTACTCTAGCTATGCTGGCTAGGATGATGTGTCTGTGAGCACCCTTTAGCTCACTGCCTTCGCGACCACCTTGGAGTGAAAACTTCATCCAACTAGGTTCACCAAACATAAAGTCTGATTGAACATATCCGTTCTTTTCGTCTCCACGGATAGGAGTTTTAAAGTGTACAGAAATGCCACTCTTCTTGATCCATTCTTTAGGATCGCCGCCCTTCTTGGCGATATAGTCTGCTAGTTTAGCAGCAAATTCATTTTTGTTAACAGCATTAGCATCAATGGCAAGATCCAAGTCGCCTGATGTTTCTTTCTTGCCTGTGGTACCCAGCATGTTATCTGTGAGTTCTAGGCCTGTGATGGTTTCGAGCCATTGCACTGTGGGCAACACATCTGCTTTGTTTATTCTAACAGTGAGTATAGAACCAGCATCGTCTTTGAATACGTTGCCGCCTTCTAGTAATACATCATTCATCTTGTTTGTTTTCCAATAGCTTTTTAGCAGCTTTGCGAGTTTCTACGATCTTCTTAATACCGCGAGTAAATTTTGCTGGGTCTTGACCGCGTATGGCATTTAAGAATCTGCGCTCTAACTCATCTGCTGATTCAGCATCATAGTGTTTGTGCAGAGTCTCTAATAGATTGATAGCGGAATTGATGATGTTAACAGCTCGGCTTTCAAAGAGGTCGTCTTTGTTGCGTACTTCTGCCAGCTCATTTAATTCCTGCAGTATTGATCTTGTTCTAAGTTTCATATACCTTTCCTATCATGTATTTAATCCAATCGCAAACATACCAGAAATACTCATATTATGACATTTTGTGCTAGGTTAATGAAAAAATGCATCAAAATACTGCCATTTGCTCTGTTATATTATATATTCATTCTAAATAAATCACTAACGGAAATTTGTTAGGAACAAGGGAGGTCTTACAATGGAAGTATTAGCTTTAATTAAAAAATGGGCAGCGGCTCTAGCGGATGTAGGTGTCAGCGTGTTAGCACTGTTGATCGTACTACAGGTATTATTCAAAGGTGCAGCAATACCATTTTTACCAGTCGTGGATGTGATTGGTTCTGTAACAGGTATCGTTAAAGGACTAGGCGCAGAAGGTGTAGTTGGACTGGTAGCAGTATGGGTACTTTACTCAATCTGGAAAAACAAATAATAATAAAACGTTTCTAGATTGTACCTTCTAAGAGAGCCACTAATAGTGGCTCTTTTACTGACTCAGTATAAATACTGATACACACAGGAGGACACAAAATGTTCAAAAAGATTCTAAACAGCATCTGGAGTTTTTTCTGCGCTATCAGCGAAGCTAGATACGCAGCAGAATTAGCTCGCAACGGCAAGTGGCGCGAAGCACAAGAAATCTGCCGAAAATAATATGTTTTATGACTTCCAAGAAGTGCCCTATCAGCAATGGGGTCCTTGGCGCAATCAATGGGG